TTAAAATTGCCCTCGGCTCATATTTTCTAAATGTCTCAAGCAACTGAGCCATTATTTTGTTTTCCACAATAGTTATATTTTTATCTATTAAATCTGAGTCAAAGCTAAAATCTCTATTAAGCGGTTGTTCTTCCTTGTACACTCTCAATAACATTCCAACATTGGTTACTACCTCTTCTATAGTGTTTTTAGGGGCATAATTTATTTCCTGGTCTGATGTCACATATATCATCTTAAATACCTCCTAAATAATTTCTGATTACATTCATGAGTATTTGTCTGTCAGTTTCAGATTTCATAGTCTTACTATACTCTGTCATTTCTTTAATTTTATCTGCAGTAATTAATCCTGCCTTTAATAAATTCATGAATTCATGTACCTTGTAATCTTTCTTTATCTGTTCCAGCTTATTTAATATTTCATTTTTCTTATTTTCTATTTTCTCTAATGCTTTATCTATTTTTTCTGTAGCCTTATTTATATTGTTTTTCAGCTGATCTAATTTTTTCTTCTGTTCTTCCTGAACATTTTCAACTTCCGCTTCTGCAAGTTTTTCCTGTTCTTTTTTTTGAGCTTTTAATTGCTCTATTATCTGATTGTATAGTTTCGGATTATCTATATACTCTTTTAATGTCAATTCCAAATTTATGACATCAAAGCTGGAAGTTTTTTTATTAAAATATGAATTTTTTTCGTTCATATCCACTATCAAAAAAGGGAAAGCTCCGAAGGTCTGTCCTCCGAGTGTTAAATAACCATATTCTCCAAATTCCCACATAGTTTTTATTTTATCCAATTCTTCTGCCGGTGATGAATCAGGTAATAATGTTGAAACTAAAGAAATTCCAAAACTTATTTCTATCAATTCCCTTCCCTGATGTCTTACCATTCCAGGACCGTATATTGCAGTATGCTCAGATATTTTGCTTTTATATGACCTTGATAATTCGTTATTAATGGACGATACTTTTTTATCAGATACTTCAAATATTACATCTCCAAGACTTCCTATCATTATTGAGGACCTCCTGTCTTATCTCCGCCGGCAGTAACTCCATCATGTTTATGAGTATTAAGATTGATACTTCCACCCGTAATAGTTGTTCCGGATACAGTTAGATTTCCATTGATTTCAGTATTAGCATTAATAACAACTTTTGAAACCGGATTCAATGTCAGCACTCCATTGTCATAGCTGTAAAATCCACCATCACTGAAAGTCCTTTTGACTTCATTTTCACCGGCAGAGCCACCTCTCATTGGACAGCCAAGCACTACTCCCTGTTCCATCATCTCTGGAAAAAATAAGCAGTAGACTGTCTGACCTATTGAAAGCATATAGTTGTCAGAATGACTTTCAGAAAAAGGAACTAAAATGTTAAGCCAGTCACTTGTTTTGTCGTCACCTGCGGAAAATAAAACTCTTACTTTTCCTGTTTTATGGTCTATTGCACTTACTTCTCCAGCCTTTAATATTTCTAACATTTTAACTCCTTTCTTTTTGTCACTTTTACCTGCTCATTTTTCTGTTTATAGGCTTATTTTTACTGCTTGATTTATTGCTTGACTTATTATTTTTACTGTTCTTATTACTGTTACTTTTCTTATTATTTTTACTAGATTTTTTAGCAGCTTTTTTTCTTTCTTTTTCTGCTTCTTTTTTCTTTTGTTCTTCTTTTGTCTGAGCTTTAGCATTCTTTTCAGCATTTTCCCTAGCTCCGACTTTCATGCATTCAAGCTCACACGAATAGTCTCCTGTGATGCTATGTTTTACTTTATCAATCACATATTTACCCTCAAATTTACCCCAGCTTTCGTCTAGCTCAATTATCATTCCAGCCATATATTTAGTACTTCCGTCAACGGTCAAAGTAACTTGGTACTCCTGTTTCAGATTTTCCTTTAAAGTTTTTTTGGCCACTTTCTTCGGATCTGATTTTCCTTTAGTTTTTATTTTTTGTACCTTTTCTTTTTTACTTCTTTTCTCTTTCTTATCCGCTTTTTCTTTGAGTTTTGCTTTAGCTTTTTTATACCCGGAAGACTTTTTTCCATTTTGTTTTTTATATTCCGCATAAGACATATCAGGCATCAGTTTTCACCTCGTTCCGTTTTTCAAGCTCCTCTTTAGTCATTGTTTCCTTTATTAATTTTTTCTTATCAGGATCATAATAACTTACTTCGACTTTGTCGTATATTCCTTTATTTTTCTTCTTTAAGCTGAAACTACGGATTCGGTTGTCGCGGATATTAAATTTTTCAATTGGTTCACTGTCCTTTATGGCATCATCATCAAAGATGATAATAGTATCGTCAGATATTTTCATGCTCAGTCCTGTTTCTTTGATAACTCGGTCTATGAAAGCTAAATCAGTTTCATTCTCCTGATCAAGTCTTTTATAGTATTCATTATCTGCATGTATTTCTACATTCATTTCATGCTGCGCTGCAATCTGTGTCACAAGCTCCTTTAGAGTTATTGCCTCCCACGCTTTAGTATTTTTCTGATCCCTTATATTCCCATCAAGTGGTATAGCTATACATTTAAGATTAAGTCTGTCATTGTCAAATGTTGGCTCGTCAATATAAAAAGTTCCAATATCCAAAAAACTTCCGTCTTTTCCATTATCTTCATATATTCCGACAATTAATTGAGCATTTTCGTCTGGATACCATTCCTTTAACCAACGATAATCCATGTTTTCCAGTTCCAGCTCAAGGTCATCTATGGCATTTTTACTGTTATCAGTGTAGTTAAGAGAAGAAATGGAATGAGCTATATCTTCAGATATATCCACTCCGTTAAATATCACTATTACCTTTATTCCTCTAGCCAGCATTATTTACCTCGTTTCCAAGGTGGCAATTTGTTTTCCTGAATTTCCTGTTCCAGTTCTTCGATAAAATCAGGGATAATGACAGGAATATCAGCTGGAAATATTGATATATCTATTAAATTAAGATTATTTCTTATCAGTCTATGGAAGTATTTTTCATTTCCATAGACTTTGTAAGCTATTAAATCCCAAGTATCTCCGCTGACTGTCCTATATACTTTTATCTTCATTATCCAAACGCCACCCTTTCCTTCTTATTTTTCATTTCAGCCAAAGCTCTTCTGACTTCTCTTGCTATATCATTTGCATTAGAATTATTTCCGGCATTAATTGTGATATTTATAGTGTCTCCCCCCACAACAGTTGAGCCACTACTTCCCAAACTAGAAGCTCTTTCTTTTATTCTGTTTACTCTGTCCCTTAAAGTATTTCTTGTCCGTGAAGCATTGAGTATTTCAGTACCCTTCGGCAAGTTCATCATCATTTCGCTCTGTGCAATAAACGGAGACTGTCCTGGGATTTTAATCATTTCGGCTCCACGCTCAGCTACTCTTACTAGACCACCTTCCCAATAGTTAGTCCCAGTATATTTGCCAGGAACTTTTCCACCCCAGTTTGCAGGATTTAATGCACTTCCTAAATCTCCTGCCATTTTCTTTATATTACCCCATTGAGTTCCAAACCAGTCAAATAAGCCTTTTAAAATTCCTTTAGCACCTTCGACAAATCCACTTATTCCAGATTTCACACTTTCCCATACACCTGAAACAATTCCAGGAATTTCATTCCATTTTAGAGTAAAAAAAGCTACAAATAATTTAAAAATTCCTTTCCAGATTCCTATTGCCATCTTCATGGAACTGCTTATCATTTTAAATACTCCTCCAGCTACTGTTGCAAGAAATTTAAAGTTCGCCATTAATGCCTTTATTGTGGATATTACTAATCTTATAGCAACTACAATAATTACTTTTAGTATAGTTCCTATTACAGATAAAACCGGCTTTAAACTGTTCCAGGCATTCCTCATATGAGGTCCTGCCTGTTTCATTTTACTAGAAACCCAACTTATAGCCTGTCCTATTCCCTGTTTAATCAATCTTCCAAGTTCCTTAACATGTGGCATTATCTGTTTAATTGCATTATTTACTCCGTTTCTAAACCATGTAGATTTAGTATACAGAATTACAAATATTGCAATTAACCCAGCTATAGCTCCAATTAAAAATCCTATTGGATTTGCCATAAAAGCTAATTTTATTGCTAATCCTACACTTTTTATTATTCCAATTGCACTTTTTAAAAGTTTAAAAGGATTAAACAGTAATTTTAAAATATTAACAGACGATGCAGCTCCTAATTTTAGTCCTCCAAATGCCATTTTGATTGCATTTACAGGATTAAGCAACTTTAATATAGATATTCCACCTTTTGAAAAAACACCAACTAAATTTTTACCCAAAGGAGCTAATATACTTCCAAATTTTGATAATCCAGGAAAAACTTTAGAAAAACCTGCCACAAGTCCTCCAGCCGCATTTAATTTAGAAAATACATTTACTACCCCTAAAGCAGTCTTTATAAATGGAGTTCCAAACTTTAAGCTTCCTCCTAATCCTAAATTAAATAAAGCAAAAGCACCTATAGCTTTCATTAATCCACTGACCAACTTTGGATTCTGTTTTATAAAATCAGCTAATCTTTTCAACATAGGAGTTATAGTTTCTAAAAAACCTTTCGCCAATGGTGCCAATGAAGCTCCCACATCAGCTAAACCTAACATAAAATTGTTTTTTGCTATTTTTAACTGACTGGAAATAGTTTTTATTCTTTCATTATATTCAGCTGTTACACTGTCGTTTTCTCCTACGGCTTGCTTAGCTTCATTTAATTTTTGTTTTAATCCGTCCAGATTATTAGTTAATACAGCTATTCCATTTTGCGTGGATGCATTATTCCCAAAAATATCTCCTATTAATCCAGCTTTGTCAGCTAAATTAGCATTTTTAATTCTTTCTAATACTTTTAAGATTGTTCCTTCAGCATCTTTAGCCATTTCTTTTTCTAAACTACTCGGATTTATTCCTAAAAATTGTAATGCACTTGCTTTGGCTTTAGTATTAGCCCCCTGAGCTAATTCGGAATATAATTTACTTAATACAGTACTTGTTTGTTCTGAACTTTTTAACGTAGACTGTAATGCAGTTGCAAATC